CCGCCACGGGATCACCGTCCTTGTGCATGGGGTCCTTTCCCGGCTCGGGTGCCGGCGGTGGAGCATCGGCAGGCTTCTTGTCACCCGCATCGTCTGCAGCTTCGACGGCCTTCTCTTCCGCGTCGGTCGCCATTGCGTCCTTCATGACGTCCTGGAAGTTCTTCAGGCCCTCGGCGAGCATCTCGCCCGCCTTCATGATCACGTCTCCGGCCTTCATGAAGGCTTCGAGGCGCTTCTTCGCCACCTTCGCGCCGCGCTTCTCGACCGCGACCGGCTCCACGGCAAACGTGGTGTTCGGGACGAACGTGAGGGGTACAACGGGAGCGTTCTTCTTGAAGAACGTCTGCATGTACTTCGCGATCTCCGCGAAGATGGGCAGCTCGTTCTTGACGATTTCAGCGGAAGCGTTTCCCGCCTTGATCGTTTCGCCGCACTTCGCGAGACGATCCATCGCAAGCGTCAAACCACCAAGCGAAGCCATCTTCGTCTGTGGCGACATCTTGAGATCACCGAATTGCTTTTCGGTGGGGGCGTCCGCGGAAGCGGTGATCTTGTCGGGCTCTTGCGCAGATGCACCGGACAACATCCCCGCGATCTCCGCCAACTCGGAATTGATGGAATCCGGCACTTCGCCGTCCATCATCTCTCCCGAGTCGGTTGCCTGCTTCACGTGGTTCGCAAGCGTGAGCATGCGCTGGAGCGAATCCGTCACGAGCTTCAGCACAGGCGGCTGATCACCCGGAGGAGGCGCGGCGTCGGCCGGCGGCTTGGCCGGCTCAGGCGGCTTGTCGGCTGCAGGCGGTGGCGCTGCCTGTGCTGCCTTCGCGGCCTCTTCTGCCGCTGCTGCGGCGTCGTTCTTCTCCATCGCGTTACCCCTTTTCCTGATCAGGAACATACGCTTGTTGGCACCTCGATCAACGAAGGAGACTTCATCAACCAACATGTCGAGGAGACGATGCTGGTCTACAGCATCTGCGTTGGCCGGCTGAGTATTCGTTTCGTTTGACGCCATTTGCTTCTACGCAGTTAAGTCTGCACGCGACAGATACTAGATGTCAATTGGATGAAGCGGGAACTTTCAGAGCACTGCCGCCAATAGACCAAGCGGCAATCGTTCCTTCTTTGATCCCATTCCACAGCTCGGTATCCAGAATCCGCGCGCCAAGCAACCACGATCCTTTTTTGACCTTTTGACCATCGATCTCGAAATCGACAAGCGCAATATACGATTCGAGAATCTTCGCCTTCCCGTTAATGAGAAGGCGATGCATGAAACCAAGATTGTGAAAATACTCCATGAACTGGTGAGCAGCTTGGCGAATTTCTTCTTCCGAATAGATGTCGCCTTGCGAATCACGAGTCTCTGGTTCGAGCACAACTCCGAGAACGAACCGCTCCTCACCGTTGAACAACTCGGTGGCAGCAGGGGGCTTCGGAGACTTCAGCGGTAGGGAAGGCGCGGCGTAGAACTTGATCGTGCGCCCACGAAGGAGATCCTCACAACGCTTGGCCTTGAAGTCGCGCTCCAATGCCCCACAGATGCGACGAGCTTCGCCTTCGTTGTGCCCCTGCCCGCGTATGCTCACCAAGCAGGCATCGAAGTCTGCGAACCCGCCGAAGGGCTTCACGACCGTGGCGCGATCCACCTCCACTCCCTTGGCGAGCCGCTGGGAGGAGACGTAGACCTTGTCCGGTGCGCCAGGCAGCTTGAACGGCATCGACAGCTTACCGAGAGCCACGCGCATGTCAGGGCTGTCCTGAGCTTCGATCAGGTATCCGCATTTCGCCAAAACGACGCTGTCTACTACCTCATCCACATTTCCGACATCGACAGCACCATCACAGAGAATCATGGTGTCGTCAGGGCCGCGAGCTGACTTGAGGATTTCGACTACTTCGCCATCAGGGCTTGCAGCTTTCGTGATCTCTTCCGGACGACCACGCAGCTTGAACTTCTTTTCCACACCAGCAACGACCAGCACAACTTCAGAAAAAACAAAGTCGTGACGCGGAAGGTTGAGAAGCGGAACGGACGCTACAGGTTCGATGTACTGCAGCGTGATGTGCGGACAGAATCCGTGCTTTCGCGACGGAGACACGTTGACGATGTCCAACATCGTCACGAGCAATCCACGAGCTTCTGGCAATTCAGCGCAGTCTACAGAAGCGTAAACGACGTCTTTACCATCTGACGTGGGGCTCGCGGAGAACCGCCCAAGCCCACCAATCAAGGCAGGCATGGGCGGTTGAATCTCCGAGAACTTATGCAGCATGCGCTCGACTGCAGCGAGCGCCGCAGGGTCCAGCTTATCTGCTTTTCCGAGGTACGCCAGCGTCATGTGCATCTCAGCTGCCGAAACGCTTTCCGGAAGCTCTGATGCGAGCGCGTTCCGCACCGAGGCCGGTGGGTAGAACGCGATCATCACGCCGTTGGACGCTGGCTTGGTCATGACTTTGAGGCTGCTACTTCAGGCCAGCCGGATCGTTGCCCCACTCGTTGGCAGGCTTGTCCGACTTGGTGAGGAACGTCTTGGTGGCGAGGTCGGTCGGCCACTCGGGACCGGCCGGCACTGCGGGAGCTGCAGCGGGAGCAGTCGGTCCCTTCTTCAGCTCGGCGATCTGCTCGCCCACGGTGCCCATCGCCTTGGTGATGTCCTCGGGCGTGTTGAGCGCCGCCTTGCCGAGAAACACCGACGCAGGCAGGTTGGACTCGGTCGGCTGCTGCTGATCCCGGTCAACGTACATCGGGATCTGCGCAGCAGAAGCGCCGCTGTCGTAGACGCTCTTGGCAATCCCACAGGCAGCTCCGAGAGAGTCGAGGCGCTTCTGCATGTCCTCGGGCTTCTTGTCTGCCTTCGCCTTGGTGATCTGCTCACCAGCGTAGGTGAGAAACTGACCAACCGTCATCCCGCCTTCGTTCTTCTCCATGATGATCTCCTGATCGATTTTTCTGAGCGCGACGTCGATCTCGCCAAGCGCTTTGTTTGACTCGGAAGAGGACAGCAAGTCTTTCGCGTGAGCCCGCAGATGCGCCAGCGCTTCAGCACGTGCTGAAGCCGGGCCATCGGTTTGGTTTATTCGTGCAAGCGCGTTGCGAAGGCGCGGTACATCCACACTTGCGTTGTCAGATGGGCTAGCCACCGTGTTGATGTGGTGCGGAAGCTTATGCTGCTCATTGCCCTTCGCGTCCTGGTAGTGCATCGCGAACGCAGCAGGAGGAAGATCCTGTCGTTGGCTCGCGGTTGGATGCTCGATGGCCATTTCTCTTGCTACCCTTTTCGAGAATTCTACACGCTGCCGTCACTCGGAATCCACACTTTCCGCATGTCGGGCGTATAGTCACCGCCGTTCAGCTCTACCTTCAAAGCGTCAGGCAGGGAGTCGAAAATACGCACAAGCGTCCATTTCAGATCGCCACGCATGATCTTGAACCACTTCATCATGATTTGAAAACGGCGGCGAACTTCATCCTGAGTGCGCGTATCACCTTTTTTGAAACTTGCCGCCACGATTTCTGTGAACTTGGCTGTTACTACCCCAACCAAATTTTCATCAATCAAGCTAGCCAATGATCCGATAGACATACAGATTATTCCTCCATCAAGATTGTACTGCGCGCGTAGTGTGTGAATCACAGCTCTGCAAGTATCGTGGAACGGCATCTGCCGTGAAGTGGAGGAACCATAATGCCATGGGCTTCTAGATCTGCGTCAGAAATGGCTCTTGAATACGAACCCACGGATCGTGAGCCCATTCCAGTCGAATTGATGTTCGCGATGACTTCTCGCGTTTCGCCTCTGTTGAAGTACATGTAGCGCGTGTTGCCGTTGCGACCTTCACGAACCCACGGCTGGTACTTCTTCACGTCTTCTGGATCATCGGCACCTGCAGCGTCTGCAAACGCGTTGATCGCATTTTCGACGAGGAAAACCTTGCCGTGCATGAAACGACAAATTTCAGTTGTTACTTCGTCTAGCACAGCTTGAAATCGAAACTTGGTTACACCGGCTTCTCGCAGGCTTGAGAGATGTGCGAAGTTGCGAGCGCTATTGACGAACGACATTACAACCGTCGTCCAGTAATTGTCAGAATGACCTAGCCCAACAAGACTCGAAAATGTCTGCAGCTCCTTGACGATGTCTTTGCTCCCCAAGCCAAGCTTCGCGGCGTTTGCGACAACATCACGTACCAGCCTGGAGTACGACTCGGTGCGAAGCCCGTACTGGTCTCGTACGAAATTCGATTGGCTACGCTTGATGTGACGCGCAATTAGCGAATCTGTACGCGCCAGTGTCGGTGTGATTTTCAACCCGTAGCGCTCGGAGAGACGAGAGCGGGACGTCTCAATCGTCTTGTCGATCTGTTGCCCGAACATGCGCTCCACAACAGGCATCGCGGAGATGGGCAGACGCGCCAGCTCCTTCGCCACCGCACGGAAGATCTCGTCCTGCTTGCTGCGGGAGATGCCGTTCCAGTCGACGTCCAGGATGCGAGCTGCCCGGTCCAGCACGCTCTGCTCCGCGCCTGCCACGGCCTTGCGCAGAGCACGTGCGATGCGTGAGACGATGATCAGGAAGTCGGTGTCGTCGAATGGGTCGAGAGCCTTCTGCAAGTTGACGCGCGACATCTTCTCGATTATTTCGATGGCTGCTTCAGCGCCGTCATTGATGATCTCGATCTGGTTCATTTCGTGCTCGCCAGCTCACCGTTTGTGATCAGCGATGCGCATCCGCACGGACATTTGATCTGTTCGCTCAAGGTGAGACCACTCGGCCCATTCGTGATCTTCATTTCGGTAGCGGTGACGATGTTGCGCCACGAGCACATGGGGCAAGAGAAGTAGATCCCCCAGAGGAGATCACCTAGACGAACGAGCTTTACTTGGCCTGGTTTGAGCTTGCAGACCGGGATGCGAGGTTCAACGATCTCCAGCCGCATCGCCCGGCTCTTTCGCGAAGAACGCCTCGAAGATGTGGCGTGGTACGCGAACGATCTCGCGCTCCATCTCATCAGAGCCAGACTCCGCCAGCTTCTCGAAGCTCGTGCGCACCGCTTCAGCTTCTGCCTTGCGGATCGCACCTCGCATTGCAATCAGACGACGAGCCTCGTCGAGCAGGTTGTCAAGCGAACCGGACGGTGCTTCAGCGCGATGGTTGCGCGCGGAGCCCCCCATACGAATTCCGCCGGCCTTCGGATCAGCCGTGGCGAGATCACCCATGGCCGCGTCATTGACGACGTCGGTGGCTCCACTGGGAGCCTGGCCCAGCTCATCCATTTCAGGAGCGGGCTTCACACCGGCCAGCGTGAGCACGACCGGCTGCTTGACCCAATCCGCCTTGATGGCTTTGAACTCCCGGTTGAACACGCCCTCTGCGAGCATGCGACCTTCTTCGGGCGTGAGCACGTTCGCCTTGACGAGCTTCTCGATCATGTCGGTCAGCTCGGCAGGGCTGCGCGTGATCGGAGCGTTCGAGCGGAACGTCCAGTAGCGAATCCCGAGATCGACAATGATGGTGCGATTGATGGTCTCGTCGAAGTCTTCGCGCTCTGGGCCGTACACCTGCATCTCGGCGAAGCCAATAGCAGAGTCAGCTGTAGCCCTGTTGAAGTCCCGCACGTCACCACGCACGATGCGCGGGTTGCGGAACATGATGCCGACCTTGTCGTTGTTGCGCTCGTCGTACTTCTGGAACAGCGCGTCGCTCTGCTGAGCACCCGTGAGGGGCTTCAGCTCGATCTTCATGCGCCCGGCCTGCTCTGCGCTGGCGTTCGCTGCAGGCTCTGCTTCGAGCACGAGGATGCGGTGGAAGTTGCGCTTCCCCTTCAGCTCGTTCTCGATGTAGTCGCGAACGCGATCAACAGTCTCGCCCGTGACACGACCACCAGACACGAGCAGCGCCAACGGCGGCACGCTCTTGTTCTCGAAGTAGAGGTAGTTGACCTCTTCCGCGTGACGCGACCCGAGCACAGCGAGCAGCGCGCCAATCCAGCGTGGCACGCCGTACGGACCACGCCAGTTGTGGATCTTGAAGTGGATGATGTCGGACGCTGGCTCGTCGAGCGAGTCGCGCTTCTTGAGATCTTCGACGGTGGCGAAGTACGTTCCGTCCTTGCGAGAGACGATGCGCCGGTCACCGAACTCCCTGAAGTACACCGCGCTCGACTCGAACACCTGCACGAACCGCCGAAAGCGGATCGGAAGCAACAGATCGTCGTATGTTGTGTCGTTGATCTTGAGCCGAGTCGGCGTGATGGTGGCCTGCGGGTCCGAGCGCATGAGGCGCACGGTGAAGGCCGGCACGTGAGAGAGCTGCACGATGGTGCCGCCCTTGTCACGAATGACCTCCCAGTAGCCGTTGCCGAACGTTTCGATCTCG